ATTCGGCTGTGACACGCCTGGGCAGATTGCGGAATGTGAACGGGCAACAGCGTTGATTGACAAGTACGGCTACAAAGGTGAATACTTCTTCTACTGCATCCTGCTTGACGACTTCTGCGAATCTTTCAACCGTGTGAATCATTGGCGTGTGAAAGGGAATCGTTATTATCCACATGCACAGCCGTACAGGGATTTAAACAATTCACGGCAAATGATACCGCAGTGGCAAAAAGATTTGGCAAGGTGGTGCGACAAAAAGCAGATCTTCCGAAGTTGCGAGTTCAAGGACTACGAGCCGAGGAAAGGATTTAAATGCAATCAATATTTTGAAATGAGATGAAAGCAAAGATTAAGTTTACCGATGAAATCGTTGATAAAAATGAAACAGACAGTAGAAGAAGCGGCTCATTTATTTGCCGAGACAAGAAGTAGTGGTAGCACATTCCCCGCATATTATCATGGATTAATGGCGGGTGCTGAATGGCAGTCAAAGCATTCCCCGTGGATAAGCGTGAAAGAACAGCTTCCTAATGATTATAAGGAAAAACTTATCCTATTAAAAGATAGACAAGTTAGAGTGGCTATTTTGGACGAGGCGGATAATGAATACTATACATACCACTTTTGGCATGATAGAAAAGCGGATGAAACATTTGACTTGAAAGATGTAATTGCATGGATGCCGATACCTTCTTTCAATGATATACTCGAAGCCAACAAGGACGTATTACAACGAATGAAAGAGAAAGGAGATTGAAAAATGAAAAAGGTACATATATCACGAGTAAGAGTCGGAGACGCTGTTTTGTGTACGGATGGAAAAGTGAGAACTGTTTGCCATAACAGTTTCAGTAATGGATTTATGGGTACAACCTTATTTGGCGATTCGTATAGACTTGGAACATTACCGGTTTATGTATTAGAATTAAAAGATTTACAAAAGAGATATAAATGAAAGAAGAATGGAATTGGGTTGTCGCTGAATATTCTTCCGACAAAGGCAAGACATGGCATAAGTACATCACGCACATGATTGAAAACGAATTGGAAGAATCAATAGAGCGAATCAAAAGAGAAAATAGAAACTTGTTGTTTAGGAACTTTAGAGTAGAAAACGAATAAGTAAAAGTAGAAAATAAGTAAATAGATAGAAGATTACATATTTTTAAATACATAAGACATGGGAACAAAAGAAGTAAAAATAGAAACAATGAGAATAAAAGTTGATGTACCAGAAGGGGAAACGGCAAAATGGACTGAATGCACGTTGACGTCGGCGGAAGTGGAAACCAAAGACACACGCCCGATAACGGAAAGAGTAAAACGTTCGAAGATGCTTGCCGTGAACTTGGAGAAAACCACCCTTTCATAAGGTCATTCAATGGTTATGTAAGAAATATCCACGAGGAAAATAAGAACGATGCAGACATACTTGCATACCTTAAACTTCGTATAATTTGTGCCGCTCTCAACGAGGGATGGGAGCTTAAGTTCACTAAAGACGAATACAGGTATTACCCTTGGTTTTACATATACACCAAGGAAGAAATAGAAAATATGGACGAAGAGAATCGTAAGCAGTTGGTTCTTTGGGGCGGTGCTGCGGTTGTCGGTGCGGATTGCGGTCTCGCTTGTGCGAACTCGAATGTCGCCTGGTCGACCTCGCTCACGTATGTCGGCTCTCGCCTTGCTGTTAAGACAAGGGAATTAGCCATTTATTTCGGTAAACAATTCACCGATATTTGGGCTGATTTTGTGTTGATTCACAAGTAAATGATTGGGTAGTCAAAAACGGACATTTGAAAGGAGACGAAAAAAGAAAAAACAATGGATCAAATAGTAACTTTAGAAACGGCAAAACTGGCGATGGAGGTGGGATTTAAAGATAATGTTACCCACCTCTACCTTCACGGGAAGGACAAGCTCATACCGATAGCGGTAGCGTATACCACCCCTCCCTATCGAATATCAATGAATGACCTAGAGACCCCACCCGAAGAATTGTCAGAAGATGGCGTACCCGCCCCCACCCAAACCGCTTTATCCAAGTGGTTAAGGGAGAAACATGATATTTACACGGATGTATACCCAACCCCGTATGGATGGGGATGGCAATTAAAGAATAGTACTACCTCTACTTTAATTCTTATCTACTACAAATCCAAAGACGGGCCAAACTTGAACAATAGATGGGATTCTTATGAAGAGTGCTTGGAAGATGCACTGCAAGAGGCTTGTAAAATAGTTAAAGATAGGGAGGGGAAGTAATGACAACAACTCAAACGATAATTAACACCTTAATCTTTCTCGTGAATTGTTGCGCGCTCGGCTTTCTTTGCTTTATAGTTTCCAGATGGATAGGTAGAGTTGAACAAAAGATAAACCTGTTAAACAAGTCTATTGATGTGCAATTAAAAAGAATAGATACCATATACGTGAATCAATTATTATCGCTCCGGCAAATGTACGCTGCAACAGAACAATACGAACAAGCGGCACAAGTGCAAAAATTGATAGAATTAGAACTTAGATTACAAAAAGAACGAAACGATGAAATGTAATATTAAAGAATGCAAGGGATCATGTTGTTACAACGTACCCATCGATAAATCGTACCTGTCAGCGTATAGAAAGAAAATAGTAACCCCGGTAATCCGAAAAATGGATGCCGGGGGAAACATGATAGTGCCTATCACTTCCGAGGATCTCGACAACAACAAATGCCCGTTCTTGACAGACAACTACAAGTGCAATATTTACGAGAGCAGGCCAGATATATGCAGGAAATTCGGTACTGGAAAGCACGAGCTACTCTCTTGCGTTTACTTGGGGCAAACATCTTTAACGCGACAAATCGAAACATACAAAGATGTACTGAAACGAATTAAATAGAATTGTAAATGAACATTGAACAATTGCACATAGGAATGACAGTGATAGAAGTATATCCATCCGGAAGAGAATCGATCCCCATGCAAGTGGTTGGAATTTTTCAAGACGGCACGGTATATCTTGATTTTGAAGGCAACGAGGGAGACGTGTGGGAAGTAAATATCAAGGATTTAAAATTAGCTTGAAAAACGAAATGAAAAGAGCGTACAAGATCGAAACAAAGGGTTCCGTGATAACCATATACCGGAGAAGGCTTCGCTTTCTCTGGTTTCCAATTGAATCCCGACAATTTTACTATTCACAGCACAGGATTAAAATAATGTGGGAGTGGTTCGAAAAGTACGGGAAGGATAATTTCATCTCCGACAAGTGTTACTAGGGCGTGTATTATCTAAAGCTATTCAAATCCATGCCTGCCGTCTTTAGTGATATTGATGGTTTCCTTTGTCGGAAAACGGAGGCGAATAGCTTTCTTCTTCTTATTATTTCACTTCACCTCATTTTTTTAACATTCGATTACTTGAAATATATAATAATTTTATAACTTTGGCGTCCAAATTTTCGTATATTTGATACGTGTAATTAAAATAGCGTCATGATGGAAACTCTAACTAGTCTTGATTATGCCAAATTAATACAATTTTCGGCAGCAAAGTTGTACAGGGTTCTCTTGAACAAAACGCAAATCAACAAAATTTTATTTTACGCTTACGGCCAATACTTGGCTAAAACTGGTGAACTGTTATTTACAGATGATAGCCCCAAGGCATGGCCATATGGTCCTGTATTCCCTATTGTCAATAAAAAAATAGACACTGAAGAAGTTGTTACAGGATTTAGTGATGATAAAATTGCCGCATACAAGTCAAATGAAACTGCGTATCATATTGTTGTTAATGCCGTCAAAAAATTACATGATGTAAGTGCGTACAAGCTGACACAATGGTCACATCAAAAGGGATCTCCGTGGTACGTAACTTTATTCGGGGAAGGGGATGAACAACCAGACAAGGAAGTTAAATGGAATACCCCAATATCTCAAAATCTTATTGAAGAATATTTTAAAAGAATCAATAATAGTTTGTGACAATGAGTGATGAGTTTCTCTCGAATTCTAGCCAGAATTCTATAAGGTGGTATCATTACCTTAGGCATGGAGGGTATTATCTAGTATTTATTATTAAATGTTTCTTTTCAAAGCCATTCAAAAAAGAGAAAAAAGATATAGACTTGCTAGATCAAGTTAAGCTATTGTTAGACACGGACCCGAGTAACAATGATGTTATGAAGAAATGCGAGCAGTTCATTGAGCTGCATCGCATTGTTGAGAATACAAGAGCTAGAAGGAGATTAGAAAAGTGGGCATCTCGAATAATTGCGGTGTATCTTCTTGTTGTGCTTGGGATTGTGATTTGTAATTACACTTCTGTTAAACCCTTTTGTGATTGGGGAACAATGTCCATATCTCAACCGGTGATGATAACAATATTATCTACAACAACCGTTAATATTATTGGATTAGGTCTAATCGTGTTAAGAGGACATTTCTTGATGAATGATTTGAAACATGATGGTAACAAATCAAAAAAAGAATGATAAAAAATAAAGGGGCATCCCGCCCCCCTAACACGTCTATTAACGTGAATCAATATCAAAGTCACATACCTATAAAATAGAAACTAGAGGGTCTATCTTTAGGTTTTTTATTAAAACAGAGTATACAAGCCGGAGCACTAACCTCCGGCTTTCCTGTTATTTATAGTATTCTTTTCCTCTGATATTCTTACGTTCCGGCATACGTGGTTCTTTGTCAAAATGGATTTTATTCCCACAATGAGGGCAGGTGATAGTATTCTTGTCTTCTTCTCCTTTAATTTCTTCCGGTGAAGCGAAGAAGAGCTATCATGTTTCTACACCCAAAACAGATGCGAATTTTTTAATCGCTTCTAATGTGGAATTTTTCATTAATCCATTAAGATTCTGTTTTTTTGATACCCAACAAATCAATTAAAGCCGGAGGAATCCGGCTTACTAATTAGGTTGAAATAGTATTAATTAATTTTGAAATTTGAAGTACAATCACTAATTGCTTTAAAGTCTCCAATAAACAAACCTTCTGGTATTGCTTCCTTGTCATCTCTGTTACACCCTTTCCAATATTCGGATTTGTTGTCATCGTCAAAATCAGATGCATTAGCCCCAAAAACATGACCTGTCAATTCAAGGCGTAATACTGTAAATTCACATCTAAACTGAGTCAGTTTTTTTATCCATAACGGAACTAGATCGTGAGTACATATAAATAATGATGAATTTCTACTCGGGCAATTTGGATGATATTCTTTACGATACTCTTCAAAGGCATCTTCTCTCATTTTTTTGAGCGATGAATGTTCTTTTTCATTGCCAGCTAGATCATCAGTATGTAGTTGTTCGTTTAATGGTATTTTTACAGATCTACATATTTTATAATATTCAGTCGATTTATCTAATTTTTCTATCATAAATTATTCCTCCCTTAATTTTAAAACTTTCTTCAGATCTTCGAAAGAGTTTATTCGGTAGATCGTGCCTTGGTATTCAATATATCCATTAATATCAGAGTTTTGGTTTTTATCTTTATCTTCCAAAAGATTTACTTCTCTGATTTCTTCATCGGTAAGATATAATTTCCAAACAGGGATATTGAGTACATTCGCTAATTTTTCCAATGTTTCTAATTTAGGCTTTTCTGTATTAAGTATTTGGTTCAAACCTACAGGGGTAATGCCTAATTTTTCTGCAACATCGACTTTTCTCAGGTTTAAGTTTTCAATAATTTCTCGACTCCTATTTTTCATGGTATATTGTTTTTATACAAAAGTAATCACTTTAATGATCATTGAAGTGTTTGCTTTGTTAAATAATTATAAATATAAGCATACGCTTTAATTGTTGCTTGTTTTATAAAAGTAAATACTTTATGTTTGTGCTATAGAAATGATGAAACAATTACAAAGATTAAAACCTACTACAATGAAAACATCACTCTCGAACAACACCTCGGTAGAGATCAAGAAAATGATTGACGATCTCGAATACATGAACGATGAAGACGTGAAAGTATTGTATGACGTAGACACAGTAGAAGAGGCTGAAAAGCTTCTTTACGAAGAGTACGAAGAAGCGGTGGAGCAAGAAGAGTATTACAGGGGTATGGATGACTTTCAATTTAACGGTTTCGCTAACGTGAGTGATTATTACAGTTTTAGATAAAGACTAATTAAAGATTCAAACAATAAATACAGAAGGTTATGGCAACAACTTACAGAAATCAACTAAGAGACATTTTGAATCTCGCTTGGCAGTTTGTTCGCAAGAACGGTTATTCAATGAGTGAAGCGTTGAAATGCGCATGGGCTAATTTTAAGCTGAAAGCGGCTTTGAAAGTGAAGATAGTAGAGTTTTACTTCAAAAAGACTGACGGCACGTTACGTCAAGCCTTTGGTACTCTCAAAGAGAATCTTATCGGTGAGGTAAAGGGTACTGGCAGAAAGCCGAATGATAACCTACAAGTATATTGGGACACAGAACGCCAAGAGTATAGATGTTTCAAGAAGTGCAACCTTATTAGAATAGCATAACAATTAAAAGATATAAGATCATGGCAGCAAAAAAGATTGATGAAAAGAAAACGTTGAAGTATGCGGTAGCATTTTACTTCTGTACATCAGGTAAGATAAATTTCATGTTAGGCAATAAGATGTACCAGCATATAAACACTGTTTATGACCAAAGAGAAGACGGTAGAGGTTTCAATACTTGTGAGGTAGTTTACAACTACAAGGCTCAAAAGTATGAGGTTCTGAACGTAGATACAGAGATAGGCAACAAAGAGATCACGATATTATAAGTTTAACCGGTGGGGCTTTCGCCCTGCGCAATATAGAAAGATTATGAACGTAAATGAAGTTACAGTAGGTTTAAGATATAGAGTATCAGGTGATTTGTCTAATGGCCGTCATTCAGACGGTACGCCACGTATATCGCACGATGATGTAGTAAGAGTAATAAAGCAAATCACAGATACCCATGTGATTTTAGAATGTGGACGTAGGTTTATCATTAACGACAACCTCAAAATAGAGAAGTTCTAAGTTTAACCGGCAGGGCGAAAGCCCTGCATAATCCCTATATGTTATGAATACATATTATAAATTTTGTCCAAATGTATTTCTTGCAAAATGTGATGCAATGCACGAAAAAGGTGACGTTATCGAAGTGACCACCAAATATGGTAAAGAGAATGAAAGCATAGTGTTTAACTTTATATTTGAACGGGACGGGTTTTATTATTATTCAATCGTCCGGACTGACGGGTTTAACGTTCAAGAGTGGGCGAAACGTAAAGCAGAACGTCGATTAGATTGGGCCACATCGGCAGATAAAAAGAGTGGTGAATACTTTGAGAAATCAAATAAAGACCGGGATTTTCTTTCATTGGGCGAGCCTATAAAAGTCGGTCATCATAGCGAAAGACGACACAGAAAAGCAATTGAGGATGCTTGGAATAACATGGGTAAGAGTATCGAGTTTGACGAGAAAGCCAGAGAACATGAAAGAATAGCCCAATATTGGGGAAGCAAAGCTAATACTATAAATCTTTCAATACCTGAAAGCGTAGACTACTATGAGCATAAATTAGAGGTTGCCAAAGAATATCATGAGGGGTTAAAATCCGGTAAGTATCCTCGTAAACATTCGTACTCTTTGACCTATGCTAAAAAGGCTGTTAATGAGGCACAGAAGAATTTCGAGTTAGCAAAGAAACTTTGGTTATAAACTCTGTAGCCTTCTGGCTACCCCAATACACACGATTATGAAAGTATATGTAGTACAAAAATTGTACAACGGCTGTGACTGTGAGAACTTCGGAATATTCTCAACAGAAGAAAAAGCAAAGTCCTTCATTGAAAGTCATTACCCATGTGATCCTAATATGTTTGTGACAGAAGTTGAACTTGATAAACCTGTTTCTTTTTGATATGAACTCAATAAACGAAAACGGTTGCAGCATATGCTAACCCGGTAAATAGAATTACACTACCTACAACACCAAGTTGAAAGGTAAGAGAGTGAGAATGTATCAGTACGACTACCGTACTGAAAATGGTGATCTGTTTTCTTGTTGCGCAGCTAACTTAGAGTCGTGTAGAGAGAAAAGAGATAGGTGGTTGAAAGAAAAAAAATAGTGTCTATCTAACACTATTTTAAAATGATTTTGTATATTTGTAGTGCGGGGTGTAGCAGTTGGTTAGCTTATCACTTTGACTTGGTGATGGTCGTGTGTTCGAGTCACACCCCCGCTACGATTAAGTATGAATTAAAAATGAAACGATCATGAAAATTTTAACGCTTAGTATTAAGCAAAAGTTTTTTGATGAGATTTTGGCCGGCACGAAAACTCACGAGTATCGAGAGATCAGGCCGACTAACGCGAAAAAGTACATTACTTACCTTTGTGGTGGCAAAGAATACAAGGTCGATGAAGAGTTACCCGAAGAAGGTGATGTAGACTTAAAGCCTATCAAGTATGATGCACTTAAACTCTTGACTGGTGAATACAAGGGTAAGCGGCCATACATGATCGTGGAAGTTAAAGATGCGGAAGTGTCGATTCTTACTGATGAAAATGGCGAGGATATCGTGTATGAATACAACGGGGAAGAATACCTCGCTGCCCAGATAGACTATACGTTGGGTAAAGTGTTGGAGAAACATATAGATTGATTGTTTAATTTTAAATTTATTACTGAGTCGCAAGAAGAGTAAACAGGGTAGTCGGGCCACGTCGGAACATGAACGGTGCCGGAGGTAGATTAGTTGCTAATCGTAGAGGTACAGCGAGTGCCACACAATTGGGATCGCGTAGACAGCGTTATGCGGATCTTCGTGTTTCATTAGGTATGTCGGGTGGGTAATCATGAGTAAGGTAGAGCAAGCGAACCAGTATATAGACCTCATTCGGGTAAAATCGAATGAGGCTTTACTGTTTTTATCCTTGGGTAAAGATTCTCTTGTTCTACTTGATTTGATCCATTCGAAGTTTGACCGTATCGTTTGTGTATTTATGTACTTCGTCAAGGACTTAGAGCACATAAGCCGTTGGATAAACTGGACTAAAGCTAAATACCCAAAGATAGAGTTCGTTCAGGTGCCGCACTGGAACCTTACATACATCCTTCGGGGTGGTCTGTATTGCGTGCCAAACCCGAAAGTGAAACTATTGAAGTTGGCCGATGTGGTAAAGGCTATGCAGCTTACTCATGGAGTTTATTACACGTTTTTGGGAATGAAAAAAGCCGATGGGATGAATAGGCGTTTAATGTTGAAAGGCTATGAAGTAAATGGTTACGAAAACAATGGTATGGTTTATCCTTTGGCTGATTGGACTCAAAAGGATATTCTTGCTTACATGAAGCAACACAACTTGCCTGAACCTGTCAGATATTCACTGAAAGCCAGTTCGGGAGTTGGTTTCAACCTCGATTGTATGCTTTGGATGGAGAAGAATTACCCACAAGACTTACAGAGAATTTATAAAGTTTTCCCGATGGCTGAACGAGTGCTTTGGGAATATTACAATAAACAAAAATAATAGGAGAATTGCCGAGTCAGAAGAAGAAAAACAGAAGCACAACTTGCAGAGCAGGCAAGAAGAGTTTTTAGCAACATCAATTGGAACAGAAACGGTGCTTATTCACGAGCATACAGAATTAATCGTGCATATCAGAATGCACGAGCGCAGCAAGCTGCAAGAGGTTTAAGCAATGGCTAACATGGAATTAAGTAAATACATAAAGAGTGAATCGGTGGAGCTTACCCGCTCTGCCATTCGCTTTGCCGACTACAATCCCCGGAAGCTATCCGAGGAATCACGCAAGACACTAAAGCGTGGTATCAAGAAATTCGGATTGGTCGGTGGAATTGTCGTGAACAAGCGTACCGGGTTTACTGTGGTCAGCGGACACCAGCGTTTGTCTGTCATGGACGAATTGCAGAAGTTTCCCGATAATGACTATCGTATTCGTGTAGATGTTATTGATGTGGACGAAAAACAGGAAAAGGAGTTGAACATTTTGATGAACAACCCTAACGCACAAGGCTCTTGGGATTTTGATGCTCTTGCTCGTATCGTTCCAGATATTGATTGGAAAGATGCAGGACTCACCGATGCCGACTTGAACATGATAGGCGTTGACTACCTTTTGCAGACCGAGGAAGAAAATTCCATCGCAGACGCTCTGTCTGATATGATGTCTCCAGTTGCCGAACAGAAAGAAGCCGAGAAAGCAACCAAGCAGTTGGAACGTGCCGAGAAGGTTGCCCACATGAAGGAAGTTAAGCAGCAGGTAAAGAAGAACGCACAGAAGCAAGCCGAGAATATGGATGCCTATGTGATGTTATCCTTTGATACCTATGAAGCGAAAGCCGCTTTCTGTGAACGGTTCGGATATGAACCCGATATGAAATTCATAAAGGGAGAAGTATTCGATGAGCAAGTAGAAAGAGTTGATTAACAACTTAAAATTTAGGAGGAAAATTGAGTCAGAAGAAAAACGTATAGCCAGTTATATCAACAGTCAAGGCAAATAATGTACAACGCAGGCAGACAATACGGTATTGGTACTGAAAGACAGAGAAGCATTAGGAATAGAACAAAATCCATAATGGGGAGATATGAAGCGAGGATAGATAGCTATTTCTCAAAACGTGGAATTGATGTCTACGGGGATAAGCCTATCTCTCGTCGTGTATATATGGGTAATAATAACGGCTAATTGATTATGAATAATAGTGAATCTCAAAATAAAAAAGGCAGAGGAGGAAGAAAGCCCAAGTTTGACTATACAAGCGAAGACTTTCTTTCTCTCGTGGAATCATATGCCAAAAAGGGATTCACAGACAAGGAAATAGCCATAGCAATAGGAATTGAACATACAACGTTTTGCAAAAAGAAAACTCATATAAGCCAATTAAGCCAAGTCTTAGCGCGTGCGCGTGCGACTGTAAATGCCACGGTTCGAGCTAAATTCCTTGCAATGGCTCTTGGTGGCATCAAGACGAAAAGTACCGTGGTAAGAAAGCTTCGTGATCCCGAAGGTAATCTGACTGGAGAAGAAGAATTACAAGTAAGCGAAAGCGAACTGGCCCCCAACCTTCAAGCAATGTCCGTTTGGCTGTATCATCATGATGAAGATTGGAGAAAGATTGAGCGCAAGCAGGATGAAGATGCTGATATTCCTAATGATATAGAACACGGTATCAGTATCGATTCATGGATTAAAGACAAACTGAAATGATAGTACCCCAAGAAATATACCATCCGTTATATATTGATACGGAGAAATTTATAATTCTCATCACCGGAGGACGTGGCTCAGGAAAGTCTTTTAACGCATCCACTTTCATAGAGCGTCTAACCTTTGAAATGACGGAAGCCGAAAAGATAGTTCATCAGATTCTCTACACTCGCTACACAATGGTTTCTGCCGGTATGTCTATCATCCCGGAAATGATGGAAAAGATAGACCTTGATGGAACTACCAAGTATTTCAAGACCACCAAGACGGATATAGTCAACAAAATGACAAAGAGTCGTATCATGTTCCGGGGTATCAAGACATCTTCGGGTAATCAGACTGCGAAACTGAAATCCATTCAAGGTATCACTACTTTCGTCTGTGATGAAGCGGAGGAATGGACCAATGAAGAAGAGTTCGATAAGATAATGCTCTCCATCCGTAAGAAGGGCATTCAGAACCGGATTATCATTATAATGAATCCGACTGATTCTAATCACTTCATCTATAAGAAGTATATCGAGAAAACCCATAGACTGGTGGAGATTGACTGTGTGCAGGTTCAAGTTTCAACACATCCGAATGTACTTCATATCCATACTACCTACTTTGACAACTTGGAAAACCTTTCCCCGGAGTTCTTGAAAGAAGTCGAGGACATGAAGGCGAACAACCCCGAAAAATACGCTCATGTGGTTATCGGTCGGTGGGCTGATGTGGCCGAGGGTGCGGTGTTCAAGAAATGGGGAATAGTGAAAGAGTTCCCTTCTTATGCCAAGAAGGTTGCTCTTGCTTCCGATTGGGGTTACACAAATGACCCTTCAACCGGTGTTCGTTGTGGTATTGTCGATAACAGGCTTTATGTGGATGAATTATTCTATGAAACAGGAATGCTTACAAATGCCATTGCGCAAAAACTCAAGCCGTGGGGATTGAAGGTTTACGGAGATAGCGCAGACCCTCGCCTGATACAAGAAATCAAGAACAGAGGAGTGAATATCTATCCGGTAGATAAGTTTCCCGGATCTATCAATGCTGGTATTGATAAGATAAAAGAAATGGAATTGTTCGTTACAGAACGTTCATATCACATCATAGAGGAATTGCGTAAATACGTTTGGGATAAAGACAAAGACGGGCATTATATCAACTCTCCCGTTGATGCTTGGAACCATTGCATCGACCCGATAAGGTATTATATCTTGGGGCATATACTTGGGCGTATTTTGAAGCCGAAAGATTTAACTGGAATATTCACGCATTAAAAATATTGTAGAGTCAAAAATTTAGAAGAAATATTAGCGTTGCCTGACATAGGACAAAAGATAAGTTTCCTAAAGAAAGGTAGAAAAACACCCCTTCCCAACCGTTGTCAACTTTGGGATGATTGGAATCCGGAACGCCATGAAATCATGGTAAATAAAGAAAAGTACCCGGATAGAAAGGTGCTTGAAAAGGAAGCGGAGAAAGTTTTCGATGAAAAGACCGGAAATACTTACGAAACAGAAGCGCAGTACAAGCCCGAACCGGTGAACCGTATCTCTATCCCTTTGGAACAGGATATAGTGAACATCCAAACGGCTTTCACTGTTGGCACAGAACCGTCACTTGATTGCACTCCAACAGATGATGGCGAAAGCAAGCTATTGAGTGCTTTGAAGGCTGTATTCAAGTCCAATAAAATCAAGTACCAGAACAAGAAGATAGTTCGATCTTGGCTTGCCGAGCAAGAAGTGGCTGAGTATTGGTATGTTACTGATGATGATTCCTTCTGGGAGAAGTTTTGGAAGAAGGTAAAGACCGCTTTCGGTGGGAAAGTAAAACCCACCAAGAAGCTGAAAAGTGTATTGTGGTCTCCATTCAGAGGTGATACGCTCTATCCTTTCTTCAATGATGAAGGGAAGATGATTGCTTGCTCCCGTGAGTACAAGAAAAAGCTCATGGATGATACGGAAATCACTTGTTTTATGACCATCACGGATAAGATGGTATATCAATGGGATTTGTCTAAGGGCTACGAGGAAAGACTGGCTTTCGTTCATGGATTTAAGAAGCTGCCGGTTATCTACGCTTATCGCCCAGAATCATATTGTAAGAAGATTAAGACTTTCCGTGTGAGATTAGAGAAACTTCTTTCCAATTATGCCGATTGCATCGACTATCATTTTTTCCCACTGTTGAAGTTGATAGGTGATGTAGAGGGATTCATGGGTAAGACAAAGGATAGAATGGTAAAACTAACAGGAGAGGGGGCGGATGCCCAGTATTTGACATGGTCGCAAGTTCCAGATACGGTTAAATTCGAAGCTGAAACGCTTACTAACATGGCTTACGATATGTCGAACACTCCGAGAATATCCTTTGAAACCTTGAAAGGTATTGGTAAGGCTTCCGGTACTGCTTTCCGTTTTATGTTCATGGGGGCGCACATGGCGGTAGAGAACCATGGAGAGACTATCGGTGAGTTTCTACAGCGAAGGGTAAACTTCCTTGTTTCCGCTTTGGGCGATGTCAATCCAACAGAGTTTGACAAGGCATCTAAGACTATTGATGTTGAAACGAACCTTGTACCTTACATGATTGATGACTTGAACGATAAGGTTAATACTGCTGTTACAGCTAAAAATGGCGGTATTTGGTCAACACGTGAGGGAATAATGTTTGCTGGGAATGCTGATAGACTTGATGAAGAATTAAAGGAAATCAAGGAGGAACAGGCGGAAAAGGATAATCAGATAGGAAATAAGGAACGTAAAAACGTTTCTTAGCCAGAAATATACGGAAATTGTTTAATTCTAGTGTAAATAATGAGTATTTAGCGATGATTCTGCATAGTTATCACTATTTTGTTTTGAAAAATAGTAAAGTATTTTGTTTTTCAAAACAAAATATCTATCTTTGCGTAAACAAAAGAGGTATGAGAATAATAGCTAAAAGCAAAATAATTGATTACTATACCGAACATCCAGATGCTGAAACAGCTCTTGAAGAATGGTATCAAAAAACGAAAAAGTCAGAATGGATGTGTTTTGCTGACATGAAAAAGACTTTTAATAGTGTAGACAATGTTGGTAACCAGCATTATGTTTTCAATATCAAGGGTAATAATTATAGACTTGTTGTGGTTATTAAGTTTACAATAAAAACGGTTTTAATACGTTTTATTGGCACTCATGCAGAATATGATAAAATAGATGTTAAAAACGCATAGATATGGCAAAAATTCGAGATGAAGTGGCTTATAAAGCTGCAATGGAAAGAATAGAAGAACTTCTTCCATTGGTGGATGATAATACTCCTTTGACAGATAAAAATTTAATTGAATTAGATTTACTGTCTGGACTTGTAGAAGAGTATGAGGACGAACACTACCCGATCAAGGCTCCATCTTTGGTGGAGGTAATAAAACTTCGTATGTATGAAATGGGAATAAATCAAGCAAAATTATCTGAATTATTAGGTGTAAGTCCTTCTCGTGTAAGTGATTATCTCACGGGCAGGAGTGAGCCTACATTGAAGGTAGCTCGTGACATGAGTCGTAAGTTGAATATTGATGCTAATATCGTGCTAGGCGTATAAAAACTATTTATTAATTATTATAGCGTGTTTCGTTAAGATTCACGCTTTTTTTATTTTAAATTGAGTGTCTTATGGACACTATTTGAAAATAAATTATTATATTTGCGTAATGATAGAGCAACGTGTAGATAAAGATAGGGTAAAGTGCCCTAAATGTGGAGCCTTTCTCATGGAAGTGAAACCTAAAATGGCGAAGGGGCAGGTTGTTGCTTGTAAATGTTGGAAGTGTCATAATGATGTAAGCGTAGAAAAGAAGTAAAATATTATAAAGTGAAATCCATTTGAGGGATGATGTCGCTTGTGCGATGTTATCCCTCTTTTTTTATTAGTTATAACTATGAAAGAAAAAATCTTGGTAGCACTGAAAACGAAGTACAAAACTTTCGGGTTTGGTGATAAGGCGTTTGACGGGGTGGCCGACTACTTGTCTAAAACCGTAACTGAAGAAGGTCAAATAGAAA